GACTAATAAGGCTTTATTTTCAAAATATGTTCCCTAAACTGATTAATCTTAAAAAAGCTGAATTAGCTGTTCATACTGGCACTGATGAGAACATTGGTGGTGGAAAGTTAGAGAACAATTATAATAATCCAGTCGAAGGGGCAATGTCTAAAGCAGAGATGAATGAAGATTTAAACGATCTCATTAGGCAAGAGTATATTATTGGATCGTTTTATAGGAGCGCTAGACCTGATATTCAAGAAGTACTAGTAGATAAGTATCGAAAACAAATGAGTTGGGTCCGGATAGCAAGTGATCATAATATAGATGAAAAGACGGCTAGACGTTGGCGAGATGACATCAAAAGAGGCGTATCAGCTTGGATTCCTTAAAAGGGTGTCCGTTTTTAGAGGCATAATGTCCGTTTTGGGGTAAAAAAAGGTGTTAAATTAGTATTATCGAATAGTTCAAAAGTAAGTCTCCTTTCAAAATTAGTTATTTAATTCGTGCATGATTATTCGATTAAAGTAGTGGCGGAATAGGTAGACGATAAAAGGTGGTACAGAAGGTATCATCATGTAAGGTGCAAATCCTTACCTACTATATTAAACCTCTCGATTTCGATGGGTTTAAAAAATACGTGTAAAGTGGTATATTTAATTAGGCATTATGAAGCTATTATTTACTTCTAATTAATATAAGAGCACCCAATTCTTATAATGCTGTAAATTAAAGCAATGGCTTAGAAATAGGTTGTTGCTTTTTTGCAATAAAAACGTTGTATAATTAAGTCCTAAATTAAAAAATAGGAGATGCATAACAATGGCATATTCAAAAGAAGAAGTAGAAAACTGGGTTGAAGATTTACATTTAAATACTTGGGGTCCAACAACCGTAGAGTGGAATGATCAAATTCACCGTGTTCACATTAGTGTTGAATATGGTCGTTCAGAAGAAGTACGCAAAGAAATTGAGAAGTCAGTTCAATCTGAAATTGATAATAAGACTACTGATAAAGATAATGCACAAGACTTCTTGGATCATCTTTATGTTACTGATTATATGGTAGAAGATTAAAATATGAACTATTAAGCGTCTAGTATTTACTAGGCGTTTTTTTGTAGGAGAAAAGTATGGCGTTCAAAATTGTAGGTTTATTGTTGTTAATTATTCTAGGGCTTGTTTGTTTATTGATATCCTTGTTTTTAATTTACGTTGTAGCTGTTATGGTCATAACCATTATTAAAGATTTAATTAAAGTGTGGAAAGAATCATGAAGCCAAGTGATTATAGACGATTAGAGGATCAGATTATTGGTCGATTAGATAATAAGAAAAAACGTAAGGAACAGAAAGAACAAAAGAAAAGATAGGAGGTGGTGATATGACATGACAGAAAAATGGGAAGAAGCAGAACAAGACTATTTAGCTGGCATGAAGTATAAGGATATTGCTACTAAATATGAAGTTACATTGAATACAGTTAAGTCATGGAAACAACGATACGAGTGGTCAAGAAGTGGCGCACCTCCTAGGAAAAAAAGTGTGCACACAAAACAAAAAAGTATGCACACAAAAAGTAACGTTGATGATGTGATTGATGACTTAGATGAATACGGATTGACGGATAAGCAGAATGTATTTGTGGTGCGGTATTTGAAGTCATTTAATGCAACGCAGGCTTATATGGATGTTTATGGTGTTGATGCTGAAAGTGCTAGGAGGCAAGGATCTCGATTGTTGACAAATGTTGACATTCAATCAGCTATAAAACGTATAAAAGTAGCTCGATTAAAAGATGTCGCAGTTGATGAAGATGATTTAATTGCCCAGCTAGCTAAACAGGCATTTGCCGATGTCGGAAACTATGTTAATTTTGGTGGTCATGATGAGATGGAATTGAATGAATCAGGCACACCTAGGCTTGATACGAATGATAATCCAATAATTCGTCATAAGTCATACGTTCAATTGAAGGCTGATAATAATGTTGATACCACGCTAATCAAAAAGATAACCGTTGGTAAAGATGGTCCAATTGTTGAACTGTTTGATAAGACAAAGGCACAAGAACGATTACTTGAAGAGATAAGAGCAATGGATCGACCAAATGAAAATAATGATAGTAGTTTGATTAATGCCATTGGTAAGGCGGCGGAAGGAGCATTCGATGAGGACGAAACCGAGACTTAATTATCAGTTTGAATTTAAACCACTTTCAAAGAAGCAGTTGCAAGTATTAACATGGTGGGCGCCCGCTTCGCCATATAGGGATAAGTTCGCAATTGTTGCTGACGGATCAGTTCGTGCTGGTAAAACAGTTATTATGTCATTGTCTTACGTTATGTGGGGTATGTTTAACTTCAATGGACAGAACTTTGGAATGGCTGGTAAAACTATTGGATCACTGAGACGAAATGTTATTGGTCCATTGACTCAAATGTTGAGATCAGAAGGCTTTAAAGTTAAAGATCGGCGAACTGATAACTACATTGAGATCACAAAGAATGGTATTACAAATTATTTCTACTTATTTGGTGGTAAGGATGAGAAGTCTTATCAGTTAGTCCAAGGATTAACTGCTGCAGGCTTCTTTTTTGATGAGGTTGTTTTACAACCACAGAGTTTTGTTAATCAAGCGACCACTCGTACTTCTGTCAAAGGTGCAAAACTTTGGTTTAATGGAAATCCAGA